TATGAAAAACTCTCAAGGTGTAATCAACGGAATGCTAACAAAGCTGTACGGCAAGCCAGAGAAACTAAAGGAATTTATGAGCGATAAAACCGAAGCGCAGAAAATAGCAGGTCGTAGCCATTTAAGGACGTTGAAAATAATAAGGGGTAGCAATGGACGTGGTAATAAGCCCGCTAAGGGTTAGAGCTGGCAAGAAAGATTTTATTTTAAATCTAAATAACTATAGGAACGCGCACTATCAGCTCTTAAATAGAAGTAAAAAAAACTACAAAGCAATAATGAGCAACCAGATTTTAATGCTGCCAAAAATGAATAAGATAACCATTACTTTTATTCTTTACCCGAAAACTAAACGAAGAACAGATTTAAGCAACGTGCTGTCAATTCACGATAAGTATTTCTGTGACGCATTGGTCGAGCTAGGAAAACTACCAGACGACGATTACACTCATATAGCCGATATTTCATATAAGTTCGGCATAGTTGATAAAAACAATCCGCGTGTTGAAATAGAAATAACTAAAATAATTTAAAATAAGTGTTGACATTATTAAAATAGTTTGATATAATGTATTTAAAGGTTGAGAAAGGCTCAACCGAAACGGGAGAATAAAAAATGAATAAATTTACTAAAGAACAAGTTATTAATGCTGGCGGCAAAGAATGGAAAAAAGCTAATATGCATAGAATTTATGTTAAATCTAATGTTGTTAAAAAGTTAATAAACTTTGAAAAGAAGTGTGAAGGAGATTCATATTTTGAAAAAAATACAAAAGCTATTTTTCAAAGAATGGATAGCAATCAAACATGGTTCAATGTTGATACAAAAACTTTTGAGTCAAAAAAAGTATCAGTAGACACTTTTTTTAACAGTAGCGTTTATAGTGACTTATTTAATAATTAAATAAAAAGGGGATTAAAATGAATAAAAAACTAAAGCCGTCAGAAGTGTGCAAAGAAGCTGGGCTGTCAGGCTTAAATGAGCTGTCAGCTATTACAGGTGTGTCATTGCAAACGCTTATAAATTGGCATAAAAAAAAGTCTAAGTTATTTTCAGTTGTGCTAGCTGGTGCGGTGGCACTTAAATAATGGGACAGCTATTATTCCCAACGGTGCTGATAGTGTTGGATTTGTGCGCGTCAGTACCGTATTATTTTTCGGGTGATTTTAGAATGGGCACATATTGGGTAGCGGCGGCAGTATTAACTATGTGCGTTACATATTAGTGTATAATAATTAGAAATTAGGGGGTATTCCCGATGGCGGGTGGCAGCGTCAATTTTAGGTTTCATTTGTCCCCCGTATTTATTGCAGATGAAGTCTCCTGCCACACTTATTTTGGAGGTGTTTATGTCAGGTAAAGGCAGCGCAAGAAGAAAAGAAGACACTCAAAAAGTAGAGAATAATTTAATGGGTGTAAAATTCGGCGTTAGAGATAAAAGCAGAGATACATTTAAGGTGACTGTAAAAGGAAAGCCAAATGTCGGTAACAAGTAAAGCATTATCGTCAATCAAGGCAGGCATTAAAAAGTCTGGCTATGTTTATCTAATTTATGACGGAAATAATTTGCACGTTATTCGTAGTGATTCAAGCAAAGTAAATAGACTTAATTTTAATCATTTAATCGGAGTTTATAATGGCAAGGCAGCAGACATCGACATATTTGACGACATCAACTCGTTCATTGAGGACTACACAAAAAAGCAGACTAGCCAGAGCCAACGTCTTAATAAGCAGGTGGGGTTGGCTGATTAGACGAGGATTACCAGATTTAGGCTACCCACACCAAACACCAGAGCAGTCATTAATGCCAAGAAGCAGTTATGACCTAGAGATAATGCCAGAGGACGATCTGACAGCAGAAATAATTAACAGCATGACATTAATTCACCGTAACATAGCGCGGCATAAGTGGTCATCTGCAATGACTTTGAAAATGATAGCTGAACGGGAAGGATTAACAGTAAAGAAAGTAAGAACACGCATACATTGGATTAAAGAGCAAGTAGCACAAGGCGCTTTAATGTAGTTACCCCGTGTTTACCCCGTGCAATAAGGCACAGCAAGCGTATTATTGACTTAAACTTAGCGAAAGCTAACCATAAATTAATGCCCCGTTCGTCGAAAGACGTGTCGGGGTTTTTTATTTTCAACAGTGAATAACCGGAAGGACTCACACAATGGCAGTAAGAAAACATTTAAACCAAACCCAAAAAACACGGGATAAAATTAAGGCTAGTCAGCTCATAAATAGGCTTGTAAAACATGTAGATGGCGAGGTAGAGCTATCTGCAACCCAAGTTAATGCTGCAAGGATATTATTAAACAAGGTTATCCCTGACTTAAAAGCAGTAGAGCATAGCGGTATTGATGGTGAACCTATCGCTCATAGCCATAACCATACTTTAGAGTTTGTTAATGGCTCACCTACAGCTACCAAGTAAGCTTGAGCCACTCTTTAAGCCAAAGCGGTTTAAGGTTCTTTATGGTGGACGTGGTAGTGCTAAATCATGGGGTGTTGCAACAGCACTTGAAATCATAGGCACAACAAAGCCAATGCGTGTTTTATGTACTCGGGAGTTCCAGGGTTCAATTAAAGAATCAGTGCATAAGCTACTAAGCAACACAGTCAACAGATTGGACTTAGACGACTTTTACGAGGTAATGCAATCGAATATATCTGCACCTAATGGGACGGAGTTTATATTTGAAGGACTAAAAAACAACACAACAAAAATTAAATCAATGGAAGGTATTGATATTTGTTGGTGTGAAGAAGCCGAAGCAATAACAGATCAGTCATGGGATTTATTGATCCCAACTATACGAAAAGATAATTCTGAAATATGGGTTGTATTTAATCCACACGACGAAATGGACGCGACATATCAGCGGTTCATTGTTCCATATAAAGACGAGTTAGAAAAGAACGGTATTTATGAAGACGACGAAATAGTCGTTGTTGAAATGAACTGGCGTGATAACCCGTGGTTTCCTGCTGAACTAAAAAAGGAAATGGAAAAGTGCAAGGCTGACAACTTCCAGAAGTATTTGCATATCTGGGAAGGCCAATGTAACGCAGATTATGCTGACAGCTTAATTCAACCAGAATGGATAGACGCTGCAATCGACGCACATTTAAAGATTGCCAACATGGAAAACGGTGTCAGGTGTTTAGGGTTCGACCCAGCAGACGAAGGACAAGACAACAAAGCAGTTAGTGTTAGATACGGATCAGTAATAACAGACTCTATTCAATGGGGTGACGGTGATATTGAAGACGCAATTAACAGGGCATTTACAACTGCTTTTGAACACCGCTGTTCAGAGCTTGTTTATGACTCAGTTGGTGTAGGGGCAAGCGTTAAAGTAGGTCTTTCAAAACGAATATCAACACAGAATATTAATGTCACTGGTTTTGGTGGTGGTGATAGGCCGGAAAATCCAGACGATTTATATATGGACGACAGGGCAAATAAAGACTTGTTTAGAAATAAACGTGCCCAATATTGGTGGTATCTAAGAGATAGGTTTGAAAAAACATACAGAGCTATCACAAAAGGCGCTTATGTTAATCCTGACGAACTAATCAGTCTATCTTCAAACATTAAAGACTTGCCACAGCTTAAATCTGAACTGGCAAGAGTACAGCGTAAACGTGGTGTTAATACGCTTATACAGCTAGAGAGTAAAAAAGACAGCAACGACAAATCACCTAACATGGCTGATTCAATCGTTTATGCCTTTGCAAACCCACCGATAACTATTACCGAATGGGATAGTATTGACTACCCAAATATAGGAATAATCTAATTGGATAACGACGAATTAAAGCTGATTATAGAAAATAAAATCAGTAAGGCAATAGGCTATGAAGGTAGCACCTTGTCAAATGAGCGTGGTATCGCTATGGATTATTATCTTGGCGAACCGCTAGGCAATGAAATTGAAGGCCGTAGCCAAGTGATCAGTACGGACGTTGCTGATACTATCGAAGCTATTATGCCTGAATTAATGCGTATATTTGAATCTGGTGGTAATTCAGTTGAATTTGAACCAGAGGGCGAAGAAGACGTAGAAACAGCTAAACTTGCCAGCGATTACGTTAATTTTATCTGGAAACGTGACAATAGTTCGTTCTTAAACACATATACATGGTTAAAAGNCGGCTTATTACAGAANACAGGTGTAATTAAGGTCTATTGGGACGACGACGAAGAAGAAGCTAAGGAAACATTAAAGGGCTTATCTGACGACGAGCTTGCTTATGTATTGCAAGACAAGAATATAAATATTACCGGTCACACTGAAAACCAAGAGCAGCAAGAAGGTATAGACGGTGACGGCAATGTTATCCCAGCAGTTATGTCACATGACGTACAAGTCAAGACAACTAAAAAGAAAGGCAGGGTAAAAATAACACCTGTTCCACCAGAAGAATTTTTGATTGATTCAAATGCACGAAGCCTTGACGAAGCGAATTTTATCTCTCATAGAGTAAGACGCTCCATTTCTGAGTTACGCGAGGAAGGGTATGACGATAAAATCCTAGAAACACTGCCTAGTTACGACGAAGTACAAGACTTCTCTAATGAATCTATCTCA